TTGTATTAGTGTTTCGACAAAAATAATACAATTGTTTATAACTGCAATACTTTTAAACAAATTATTTTAATTATTTTAAAAAAACAAAGGGAGAATGTTCCCAAACTCCCTTTCTTACCTAAAACAAAACAGATTGTACTTTACGAAAAAAGTTCTGCTAATGTACGCATTTATCTCACTTTACCGTTTATTATTCTCAAGTTCTTTACTTCAAAGTCTCCATTGCCAAACGTAGTAACGAATGCAAATCCGTGATTCCATTTATTGTACGGCATATATTCCGGAGATAATCCACATAAACTACCCATTGACCACGTTGTAACTACATTACCTTGTAGGTCTTTCTCGCTATGCTCAGACGTTGCGTGATGGTGTCCTATGATTGCGTTAGCTTTCGCCCTTACATATAATCCTCGTGCTACGTTTACCGGACTAAATACACTTTGTCCGAATTCGTGTCCGTGCATAATGTTTAGATTACCTGCTTTAATGATTTGCTTGTCTTTAATTTCAGTTACTCCTAACTCTCCAAATCTAAGGATGCTTTTTAACTCAAAGTCTGCGATACCTAACAACTCAGGTGCTACCGTTTTTAAATAGTTTTCCCACCTTGCCTCGTGGTTTCCTATCTTGAAGTATATAGGACAATCGAACTCATCTCTAAGTTGTCTTAGAAAGTCTCGTGTAATATCTATTTCTCCTGACAAATCACGAAGTCTTCTATCTTTAATAAAACGAGATGCTTGATACATATCCATAGTATCGCCGTTTAATATAATAGCGTTAGGCTTATGGTTGTATGCCCATTCTAAAGCAATACTCAAAGCATCTACATCGTGGTAAGGTAAATGAATATCTGATAGGATTAAGATTCTATTATTCCCTTTAGGCATTATATAAGGCTCTTGCTCTTTATAGTCTGATTCGGGAAGTTTCTTCCATCCGTTAGATTTTCTTTTTTCTTCTTCCGTTCTTTTATATTTTTGTATTCCCTTGTATTTAGTTTCTCCTCTAATTACTCTAATACAAGACCTAACACTTTCTACATTTTTAAAGTCTAAAGAATGGTCATTGTAAATTAATTTAGCTAAGGTTTGAGTTGCCATAGCAGGATGCTTTTCTAAATAGTCTATAACTATTGATTGATTTACGTTCATAATAAGTTTGAATAAAAAAACCGAGGGTTACTCGGTTCTATTTGCGTTTGTAAGGTATATAGGTGGATTTTCCGCCTTTCTTTATCATTCGTAAGACTTGCTTACGATTGTGTCCTTCTCGGTAGGAAATGTGAAACCACGCTGCCTCAGTATCATTTCCTGCTTCATAAATTAATTGGTCGAAAGTAACGTTGTCTATAATCCACTCGAATAAATCTCTATCGTGTAAATCTAAATCTATTGCTTCGCCTAAACTATGCTGAGATGTTAGAGCGCCTCCAATGCGTTTATTTACGGCAGGAGAACGATAACCACTATTAACTCTAATTGGCTTTCCTAAATGCTCTCTAATAGGCTCAAAACAATTAATAGCCAATGCCATAGCTTTAGCAAGTTGCCCAGAGTTCATCGAGTTGCTTATTCCGTAGTTTGTAGCAGCATCTGAACGCTCAAATTCTGCTCTACTTAAATGCTTACTTAACTGCATATTACTATTAGGTAAGTTACTCTTTAGTAAGTTGTGATAGTGTAGCAGCTACTCCACCGATTGCTAACAAATAACCACTTGCCGTAATTAATGCTGCAGGTAAAGCTACAGGTGCTGCGATTATAGCTGCTCCTACTGCTCCTGCAATGACCCCTACTCTTTGTACTTTCTTCCAAAACTTAGGAGTCTTAGATAGCCATCTTTCTTTTAGTTCCATATTTCTTTTTATCAGGTAAAATACCTACCATTAATTCGCTAAATTGTACGTGTTTATCTAATTGTCTTTTGCTTGTTTGTATTCTATCTTCTAAGCAATCGTATAGCTTCAACTCTACTCTTTCAAGTTTAGATTCTAAAACCTCAAACCTTTTAGTAAAAAAGCTATACATTAAGAATATTACTAATACTAAAACACCTATTACTCCGTGTTTCTTTATAGCTTCTATTGTAGGTATTAGTGCCATTTGTAAAATTAATTTATTGTTGGGAATGGTGGTGTAGGTTTAGGATTGTAAGGAATTAAATCCAAGTCCTTAACCCATAGAAATTTTACGTTTGTGCAGAAGTTCATTTCCTCAGTTGAGATAATCCAATTGTCATCAGCATCTTGAATAGGATTGAAATAGCTATCCTCAGTGTATTGCTGACCTACTAATTCATCTTTCTGTACCTCTGTAAGCAGTCCTACATAGTTAGGATATTCTGCTTGTGTTATGTCTGTTAGTTTCATTATACTTGTCTTGATAATGTAGTTTGGAAAGTCTGTACCGCAGTGTAATAGTTAGCGGCATCCGTAGCAGTAAAATTAGAACCAAATCCACCAAATGCTAACTGTCTATCTGAATATCTAGGAGATGCTAAATATCCCCAATCTGAGAATATTAAATTCTTATTCGTCATTGAAGCAGCTAAATAAGTTGTATTTAATAATGATGTTGAATTCCTAAATGCTCTTCTTCCGTTAGAAGAGTTATTAAAAAATATAAAATTTCCTAGTGAATCCGTAACTGCAAATGATTGTCTATTATTTACATCTGGAATATCCATTGTCAATGAACCGCCACCAATTAAAGTTTCTAAAGTTAAACCTAATGTTGTTTCATTATATGTACCTAAATCAGATTTTAAACCTGAAGTATTTGTTCTTGAATAAAAATTCAACATATAATTAGCACCAAAAGATGAAGCTAAAATACCAGTATTTGCATAGGCATTTGTTCCATTAGGTAATGCACCTGTAGAACTATGTGTCCATCCACCAACAAAACTTAATTGATATGCAGCAGTATTTACAAAATTGTAAGAATGCTTAGTAGATGTTCCCCCAGCAAATGGATATAATGCAGTCATCTTAGAAGTTAGTCCATAGGTAGTTAAGTCACTCTCAAGTGTGTTTAACGCACCTAAGATAGTCAAGTTCGTTTCTCCCGTAGCAGCTATCCACGCAGTAGTTAGTGTGCCGTAAGATGGCCCACTTGGCTGCACTAAATATGGATTGATTATCATACTCTTGTTCCTATGATAGTAACCTTCAAACCTTTCGCAGTTCCATCACCAATTTGGTCGATATCTACTGTTATCTCAGCATCATCTGCCAATGCACTATCAGATATAACCGCAGCAGTTGCAGCAGTTGTAGATGTCTTTTCAGTGTTGTCAATTGTCAGCTTTGTTGATAGGATAGTTGTACCACCCTCATTGATGTCAACCGTGAAGATACTTCCTGATGCTTGAGCAGTTGAAAGAGATGCACGAACGGCAGTAACTGTCATTGCGTAAGGCATTCTAAAAGTAACCTTTGCAGTACCTGTAGTTAAAGCAGTAGTTTCATCTGACGCAGCTACTTGCACCTCAGTTGGCAAACCACTTTGGGCAAATGTCTTAACGTTTGCACCTGTAACTCTTTTAGTAACATAAGAAGCACCGCTAACCTCAGATATAACCATTAAATCCGTAGCCGCAAGTGCTGCGCCTTTAGCCGTTATTTCACTTATTTTCTTTTCTGCCATTTTGTATTTTTTATCGTTCTAATAATGTTTCGCCTGAATAAGAAACGTCATAAACTGCTCCAAATCCACCGCTATTAAATAATGTCTCATCTATAAGAAAGTCCTCTGCTTCTGTAACAAAGAAATCAGAATTCTCAGCAAGTAGGTTAGTAGTCTCTAAACCACCGCTGCTTCCATCTGCTCCCCAACTAATCGTGTTAAGAACGCCTTGTCCCCATCCTATTGTGTTCGCCATCTTTCTCTACTTTCTTTAAGTATAACTTTAACTTTTGTATATTGTTTTCTTTTACCTTGTACTTCTTCATAAATACCACCCATTTAAGTTATTCTCTCCTCGTGGGTACATATCACCGTTTGAATTAGAATTATACTCTGGGAAAGATGCCGTGTTAAAATTAATGTAGTCAACAAATCTTTGCGTATAGTGTTGTGCTATTTGCCGTTGCTTTTCTACTAAGAAATCTACTTCGTTTTTTTCTACTGTAGTAGCGTTTTCGGAATCGTGTTTATATACTCCTTTGTTAGCGATCGTATAAGCTGCAAAAGGTAAATATTCAACCATTGCCCAATGTATAAGCATAGGCTTTATATAGTCAATTAAAAGATTGTTATACGCACTTGGTATTGTATAGATTGAACTGATTGTTACCGATCCATTTGTACCACCTGCTACCGTTGCAGTATTTCCAACTTTATAACCCGTTCCTGCCGTGTTTATTGTAGCGTTTGTAATTAACCCTGCCGCAGCAGTAATATTTAATTTTAAGCCCGTTCCCGTTGCGCTTGTTGTACTTCTGTCTGTTCCGGTTGTATAACCTGTTCCTTGATTTGTTACAGTTATTGCCGTTGGGATTCCTGATGTAGCTAAAGTAATTTCATCTTTGATTCTATTCAACAAGTCTGTACCTAACATAGTTTGTATGTGTACATCCTGCGCTATTTTGATAAACTGAATAAATTTATCTGTATCTACATTACCATTTACCGCAGTAAATTTAACTAAGTCTGTTCTCGATATTAAAAGTGCTTCCGCCATTATTTTCCGTAATTAGGGTGATGTCCGTTGTTAGGCATATCTATAGGTGCTACTTTGCTTTGTGCATTTCCTGTAGGTCGTGGAGTGTATGATTTAGGAATAGAGTTTACTTCCTCAGATGAACTTAAAGCCTTATCCTCTACATATCCTTTACCATCTTTTTTAGTCTTTAATTTATAAAGAACCTCATTCCAATAGTGAGAACAATTAACTCCACCTTTGAATTTGAATAAGTCGTAAGGTTGCCCTTTATGTCCTAACTTCTCATTTACTCCTGCTCTACTTGCTTTGTCGATGTCTTCTAAACGATATACTACTCCATTTGCAGTTCGTGCCATCATTTTAACGCAGAATTCTCGTGAGTTAGCTTTGTTATATCGTGCTGCATATTCATATCGAACCTTGTAAACAGATTTGTCTAAGTTAGATTCTCTACTTGGCTCTGATTTAATTACAGATGCTAAACGTGCTAATACGCTTTTCTTTGGATTTAAAGCATTATTTACCCATTCCTCTGTACTTATATTGTCCGCCTTTACTTCACGCTCTGTAACGCGCTCCCATTCGTCTCCTAATACTTCTCCTGCTAAGTCGTTTAATAGAACTTCTAACTCTTCATCCGTAGCTTCTGAACTTAAAGCAGCAGGTGTTAAATCAGAACCGCCTGATTCAGCAGGTAAACCAACTAAAGAACGAATCTCGTTAGGTGTCATAGATTCCAATACCTTATTTGCTACCAATGGAGAAAGTGAATTGATTCCTTCGATAACTTTATTAGAAGTTTCGCTATTAGTTAAATCTCCATCTGAATCTAAAGGGTTTAATCCTACAAATTCTAAGTCTAAAGAGACACCATTAACTGCTAAAATCTTATCTATAGAATTTAATAACGTTTCTTGCTTTGGTCGAATAACCATATTTTCAAATAAGATAGCTGAATTTCTCAACTCATCTGCATTTGAACTAAATCCATTTGTTGAAGCAATACCGAAAAGCAAAGGACTTGTAACGTTATGCGATAACATAATCTTACGCATACATTCCTCACTTAACTGATTGTATAAGTCGGGCGCATTGTCTACCGGTATAGAATCTATTGTAGTTTTACTTTCGGCATTGTTATTAAATGCTACGATAACTCGTTGTCCATTTGCGCCTGTAAGTTTAGACATAACCTTAGAAGAGATAATATCTTGCTCCTCTGGAGTTGGTTGTCCATTATTGAAGTTTACTACCGTGCGTGAACTAAATGAAGACTGAACCTCAGAAATTAAATAGCTTGATATCTCTTCTTCTAATACTGCGTATGGGATGCCACCTTGATAATCTACATAGCTAAAGTATTTCATCCCTACCGAATAAGGTTGAATAAACATAATTTCTACTTGCTCATTACCGAATCCAAATGCAGGAATTCTCTTAGGTGCATAGTTTCTTAAATCTTCCCAATTATCCGAATAGTAATAGGCTTCGATTTGTCCGTCTTTATTGCATTTTTCAGGTGCTAAAAGATGTACAGGAATATGATATGCCTTTAATACTTTGCTTCTATCTTTAGAGTAATGTACTTGGAACGCTGCTTGTCCCAACATCTCAAAATCTAATACTACTTTACGCATATCGTCTGCGTTAATCATAGCCATCATTTGAGCGTACTCGTTAGGCTTTCTTGAAGCATCTACTGCGCTTAAACCTTTACCATATACCAAACGGCTAATATTGTTTATAATAGCGTTATTAGTAGTAGAGTTTTTATATCTATCAATTAAGAACTGATAGTAAGAGTTGTTTTCTCCATACGTTACCCATTCATTCTTCTTTGAT